TCCTCTGCGGTGGTCACTAGGCCCAACCCGTGGCCCATCGCTTGGTTCCCTCTGCCCAGTGCTGCAACACTCCGGGACATCACAGCTTGGCCCAGACCTGTGGCCTCTTGGTACTCCCTGAGGGACCTGTCCGGGTTCGCTGCAATCTCCGCAAACACCACTACCATATTCGGCGGTACGTCCTGCTTCTCCATCTTCTCAGCACAGAGTTGACGGAAGATTTGTAGGACTTCTGCGGCTACGTGTAATGCTGTGGTGCTGCTCATCACTCATCCTCTAGATATTATTTTAGGTGCTGCGGCTGATGACCAAGAGCCACCTCCGCAGAATCAGCAGTTCAAGACTCCCGACATCGCGTATCGATTCCAGCAGCGCAATCTTCCGACCGTTGCGGTCTATGTAGTCGCGGCAAACGTGGACATCGAAACCAGCAAGTGACAGCAGCATACAACAGTTCCTCGTGAGGAGAATACTACCTAGTGAATGTGTTTTTCGTATTTGTTAAAACTTGTAACGGGCCTTGCAGCAACCTTGGAACGCATCATAGGACCCAATTGGTCACACCTTACGATGAGTTATTCCTATGTAATCTCCTATATACATAGTATTGACAAAAGTACCGTTACCGTTTGCGGGGTCCACGGGATATAGACGCCCCATTGATGCTCGCAACATGCTTAATTACAGGATTGTTACCGTGCTATTGCACTGACTACTTCAAAAACCTGAAGGAAATCCCCAGACACCTTGGGCCTTCCTTGAGGGTTCTGTAGGGGTTTGTACTAACACCCCTGTTGTGCTTCCGCCACAATTACCTTTCTGATTAGTTGACGCGGGTAACTTTTACCCACCCTTGGGCCGTAACAACTTGGACGCTGGGCACCCCTGGGCCTAACTTGGTTTCGCCTAGCTGGGCCCTCTCAAGGTCATTAAACCCGAGGACACAAGCGGCAAATCTTGCCATCTCGAATGCGTCCCTCTTGACCCTCGTTTTGGTACGGCAGGTGTAGCCCTTGATTCCGTGCGCTTCTATCAGGTACGGCATGAATCCCCCTACGGCTTGAATACAGCCCCGCTACGGGCTTGGATGAGATGTCCTAGTGGATTGCTAGGGGTAAACTGAAGGAAGCCCGCTAGGGGCTTCATATGGGGACCTTGGGTTTGGTGCGTTTGGTCATGTGCTGGACTCCCGGGCGATGGCGGAATCAATGGCGGAATCGAGCTCATCAGGTGTGCACCAGAACGCAAAAGTCATGAGGGACCGCAGCGCATTAAAGGCAATGCTCCGCGCGCCTCCTCCCTGGACGATGCCTTGCCGACTGCGCGAACCGCTGCGTAGCCACCGATACCTCGCCGCGTCCCTTTCGTTGCGCTCCAGTTCTGCCTCTAACTGGTTTTGCTCCTGTGCGTTCATCCTTACTGCTCCCTAATAGCGCGATGAATGAAAACCTTGGGTTCCTCATGCGCGGTCAAAAGGCCCCGCACGGAGTCCAGGAGGATGCCGAAGGTGGTAGCCATGCCCAGGACTACGAGGACAGCTACAGCGAAAGCACAGGGGATACTGAGGGCATCGAACATGTAATGAGCTCCGGTAGAGAGGCCTAGACGATTCGCTAGAGAAACCAGACGGTGACCATCCGGTTTATCTAACGGGCTCTAGAGGTGGACTAGAGCCAGTCAGTATGTGTTGCGCTAGTGGAACGGTTAGAACGAAGTAAGGAACGCAAGCATCTCTGCGGAGAACTCCCCTTGTTCATCAAACACGCTGAGCGCGTCCCCATCCTCAGTGGTCAGGTACAGGGGCCACGCTTCGCGGCTATTCATGGGGCGCCACAGTGAGCACTCATTCCCGCGCACCAGAAGGACCACGTTAGCGAGCGTCAGGCTCCCGTCGTCTTCATTCATGCACACATCAAAGGCCCCGCCGTCATGCTCAAGGGCTACATCAGGTGCGTTCAGTGTTTCCAGGTTGATATAGATGCGACCGTAGCACTTCAGCAAGTTTGCTTCGTTGAACAGGTCACGCGGGATGACTCGCATATAGGACATGGCTCGATACTCTCTTAGTGGTTGCTAACGTAAAACAGAGCGGGCACTGCGGCGGCCTGTAGAGCTCTGAAGGCATCTTCGAGGGTATCGAAGGTCAGTATTATCTTGCCGGACAGCGAGTGAATCAGTTTGTACATGACATCACCTAGTGGAATGGTTAGGCCAAGTCATCGATGCATTGGCGGATGTACTCTGCCGAATCGAAGAACCCTTGCTTGTCCGCTTCGTTTGCTTGCATCTCACAGTAACGCTTGAAGCACTCAGTGTCATGGTTGAACGCAACTACCTTGCCCTTGCAACCAGTAACAATCGAGATGTATCCGCATTCTGCTACCCATTGTGCTTCGGTCCATTTGCTCATGTTGGTAACTCCTGGTGTGTTGTGTTTCTCTAGTGGATGACTGAAGCGTAACTGAAGATTCCCTACAGTTCAACTATTATTCTCTTCGTGTGCTTACGGTGCGGAAGGCCCATGATCCTAGCTCCTCAACGATAGATGCCAGCGATAAGGTCAACTGCTGCGGCTCTGATGTGTTGCGAGTGTTGCCCCTTGGAGTTACTGAAGAGGAGCAGGAGGAGTGTCTGTGCTGTCTGGGACATCTTATTCACCTTTGATCTTGAGAACCAGGAAGCCCACAGCGATGCAGAACGGTGCAGCAATGATCGGCAGAAGGATGATGCCGGTAGCGAGTTCTGTGTACATGTTGTCGGCTCCTGGGTTGGTTTGTTTGCTGCGTTGGATGAACTTTAAGCGTTCCACTTGCGGATGTCAACACCCAATCGCAATAAAATCACAAAAGGAACAGATGAGGCTACAGCGGGTTGTCTGTGGGGTAGAGCTACATGGGTAGCAGGTGATAGCCAGGAAGGCGCTGTAGGGGCTCTGTGGGCGTCCTAGAGGTGTCTGTGGATGGTCTATAGGGTCTCGAAAGGGCAAAACAAACAGGTGATCCCACACACATAGACAAACAATTCAGAACTGGAACAGGATTCAAACAAAAAGGGGAGACAGCCCGGTGCTCTGGACCATCTCCCCTAGGGCGATGCGTGGTGTATCTAGTGTGAATCTACTGCCCAAGGATCACCAATCCTCAGTCAGCCCTTTAGAATCAATGGGTTAGCCTAGGGTGTGCCCAAGGATGTGACCATGTGGAGCTCACGGTGTGCCCAGGGTAGGCCAGTGGTGCAGCTAGAGAGTGCCTAGGAGGGTGAGGGCCTGCCTGCTGTGGGCGGGTGGCACGGGGGGAAGTCGCGCCCCGGCTGTGTCAGATGGGTAAACGGATTTTTGCCCAGAACTATTGGACCCCTTCCATGTACCTTAGGACAGCCCTTAGTTCATCTGCAGTTGCGTCAGTCTTGATTCGATTGGCGCGCATGGAGATGACCCGAATGTTGCCCGGGACGTAGCCCAAGCTCGGGACCATCTTATCAAGTGAGGGTGCGGTATCGCTAGGGCCACTGCGGGTACCCTTGTGCCTCTTGAGGGTGATTCCCAAGACAGGGCAGGTGCTGGGGATAGAGATGTCCGAGAGGGAGATGGTGAACGGGTATCCACCTTTACTGGCTCTGGACCGAGCAGCGGCGTACATAGCCTGCTCATCGGAGATACTTGCCTTCTTGCATACCTTGCATCTCAGCCCGTTGCTCTTGTACGAGTTCTCAGCGGTGAGGGCTACACCACAGAGTTTGCAATGCCTTACTTCATCCAAGTGTCCTGATGGGTGTGTGCTGTGTGGGTGTACATCTCATAGCCAATTTCAAGGCCACCTATAAGACTAACTCTAGGTATCTATAAGAGTATCTTTAGTTAATCAATAAGGGGGATATTCATCCCTCTGCGAGAGTGAGGGTTAAGGCCACTTTTCCTCGCTCTCGCTTGCTACATAAGGGTTTCACCGGGTCACCAAGAACCGGCCCAGTTGTCGTCTGCCGGAGCCATCCCAAGCACGTGATCTGAGAACTTCTGCAGCTCCAGTCGGAGCATCTCATCTCGGTGCTCATCGAGGACCTTCTGGGTGTCCTTATCCATTGTGTCTACCCAGTAGGCTACCGCCATCGCCAGGGCATCGATACGGTCATCCTTGGCGAGGGCACCACGCTCCTTGGTGATACGTGTCATCTGGTAGAAAAGCTGATACACAGCGTAGCTATCCAAGGGGTACTCGTTGTAGTTCTCCTGGTCCCGCTTGATGAGCTTGGTATCCACCACTAGCCTGTGCTGGTTCATCACCGGCTCTAGGGTGTCGATGATCCGCTTCTCCTTCTGTTGGCTACTGCGGAGCTCGCTGATGGTGCAGGGGTAGGTACGGACCAAGAAGGGAGTCAGTACCTTGTTGAAGAGTCCATCCCCGAAGTTAGATTCGATGATGACCTCCTTCACCTTGTACCTCTTGGCCGTATCAGCGAGGGCCTGAAGGACATCATCTGAGTAGCCCCCACGGAGCCCGCCTGCTGCCAGTACGTACAGTAGGCCATTGAGCATCGCCACTACCGCATAGCTGGTCTCGTCACCGCCACGCCCCGAGGGGTCAATGGCCATGACACATCCCTGATACTCAGCGAACTCACCAGACACGAATAGAGGCCTGTAGAGCCTGTCTCCCTGCAGCCCTACTGCCTGTACATCCTTGAGCAGTTGGTCCGGTCCTGAGGCCCATACGAGCTTCACAGGGGCCATCTCTGGGTTCAGGTCCAGCACCATCAGGTCAGCCAGCTTCAGCGGGTATTTGTTCTCATCACTGAGCGAGGTATCCAGCATGAACTGCATGGCGAACCCTGAGCGGCCATACGAGGCCTCACGCTCAAATAGGTCGAGGTCGTGGAACCGTGAGGGTTCTGTAGGTGCCCCACGGCCACTGCAGTCAGTCGCCAGCTTCGGGTTCTTGGCCAACTGCTTGGTGATGAAGGGGGCCACTCGTTGGCCGTAGGAGGCCATGAGCTTGTCGTTGGGGAACCGTGCGGGCCAGATGCGGATTTCATAGCCCCGCTCGGTCAGCAGGTTGTATAGCGAGAGTTCTGTCTGCGGAGTACCGAGGTAGGTGATTTCCCCGTTGGGGACCAACACTGCATCGAACTCCTTGACCGACTCACTCAGCTTGTCCCGCTGTGCTTGGGTCATCGAGTTGCTGGGAACCTCCACGTCATCGGCCACGATACGCGTAGCACGGCCACCCGTAAGCTGCCCAGTGATACCCACAGAGCGAACCGAGGGTGCTTGGTGGGCAGAGCTAGGGCCAACGTCAAAGGCGATGATGGAGTCCCGCTGGCCTTCACGGGGCTTCAGGTGGTGGAGCAGTGGCATCTCATCGATGAGCCGTTTGACGAATGTGGAGAAGGCGTCAGCACGGGCCTTCGATGCAGAGACCACAAGGATGCGTTCTTCAGGGTCCCGGTAGAGCAACCAGATGACATAGGCCGCAGTCAGCCAGGACTTACCGATTCCCCGGAAGGCTTCAACGATGCGCCGCTTGGGGCCGTGCTGGAGGTAGTCTGCGATGTCGTACTGGACTGGCGTGGGGGCCGGGAGGTTCAAGTGCTGCCAGATGACGAAGACCATGTTGCGGAGGTCAGCAGCGATTGGGTCTTTAACAGGAGATGCCATAGGGCTCGCGTAGAGGCCGCATACGCCCCTCGTAGGGTTCCACTAGGGGATGCGTATGGGTAAGGGATGGGAAGCCCGCAGAGGGGCTGTAAAGCGGTCTTAGCCTGCTGCTACTTGCGGCTCATCGTCCTCGCCTTCACCGCCAACGTGGCCAGGGAACGGGAGCACTGCAGCGAGGTTCTGGAGGGGCTTGTTGGCTTCCGGGATGGCTTCGATGCCGTTGTCCTTCAGGAAGCCCTTGGCCACGTTAGCGAGGGCTGCAAGGCCCTTCAGGTCCTCAGGATCAGTCTTCCCCTTGAAGGCCTTGATGGCGCCTGCGAGGGTCTCTGCGATGAGGCCGTGGAGTTCGTTGAGGGTGTCCTTGGATGCTTGGCTCATTACTTGGCCTCCGAGTTGATTCCGAGCTTGACCTTCACGAGGTCTTCGAGGAAGTGGGTCCCGAAGATAGCCAGCGCAGCGGAGACACCGCAGACGGCTTCAGTGGGGAGATTGGGGAACAGAGCGACAGCAGCGGATGCCACCATGCTCAGGCCGGAGCCAACGATGACTCGGCCGGTGACCCGCTTGAGGTTCATGGGTTCGCCTTCGGAGAGGAGCTTGCCAATGGTGATTGCAGCGCCGATACCTGCCAGCGTGATGAGGGTCTTGGTGTGTTCTGGGAGTTGCATGAGGGGTGCGCGCGGTTAGGGGTTATTTGTAACGGATGTTCCACATGCAATTCACATCGTGTATGATGTAAGCCACCTGTTAATAAACTTTGGAGAAAGATAATGGGGAACGGGGGTTTTGCTTTTGATCGAGATAATGCTGAGCTGGTATCAATGAAGGCATTTCTTCATGACCTAGTTAATCCAGACGCATTGGGTCTTTATTGTTCTTCTGACGTGCAGGATAGGGCGAGGGCATTATTGGGACTGCCCCCGCTTGTTCCTTTTAATCCAATTAACGAATACGGCGAGCCCGAAGGAAGCCATCACAAGTCATAGTGGAGGCCGTGAAGTTGGCACTCGCTACCGCATATACCGTAGTCGTAGCGGAGATAGAAATACGAACAACAGGCGATGCCACGGTAATCCCGGTATTGCCTGTTACTACTCCAGCCGCAGCGTAGGTAGTCTTCGAATAAGAGCCGAATGCCCCGAAGGTTGCTGATACTGCAGATGCCCCAGCGAATAGGGCGGTAATGCTGGTAGAGCCTGTCGGGACATACGTAATAACACTTTCAATCTCCCAGTCCCCTGCCGTCAGGGAGAGGCTGGTTGCATTCGCAGCCACTGCCGTAGTCAGCGAGGTGGCCGTATTGGAGGCCGTGAGGTACTCCCCAACCTGCCCAGCCGCTGCATTCCCGCCAGCAACCGTACCCACCAGAGGGAACCCACCGAGAGCCGTCAATGCTGCGGCTGCCGTGGTCTGTCCCGTGCCGCCTTCAGCAATCGGAATGGTAGCCACTGAGGTGTAAGAACCTGCCCCGGTGCGCTTCATGTAGCCCGTGAAGGAGAACCCAGCGATAGCATCGAGAGCCGCCCCGCTTGCGGAGGTTTGGCCCGTGCCGCCCTTGGCTACAGGGACTGTCGGGAGGTCACCGGAG